ATACTATCAATACTTAATACTGTGTCTCCACCAGAATTTCTCAAATACTTCAATATTTCCTTTAATAATGAAATCACTTCACTATTGCTTCCATTCCCTTGAAATTTTGATAATTCTTCCGCCATAATACTATGTAATTTGTCTTCGGGTGCTACAACTTCTCCTTGATGCTTATTATCACCTATCATAGCCAACTGAGGTGTGTTTGCTTTTACATATCCACCTTGTGCTAATCGTGGTAAATATAAAGAAGGAACATGTCCTACATAAACTCCTGGTATTTTATTTATTAAATTTATTCCTCCATTTATCAATCTTATTGCCCTATTAACAGTTCTTTCTATCATGGAAATAACACCATTAATTCCGCTTCTTACTGCACCAGAAATGGCATTACCTATACTCGTTCCTAAACTGCTGAAAGTATATTTTATTCTGTTCCAAATTCCACTAAAGAATGACCCTATATTACTAAATATTCTTGTTATACCATAATAAGCCTCTTGAAATTTACTTGAAAACCAACTTCCTACTCCTGAGAATATTCCTTTTATTCCTTGCCATGCCCCAGATGCCGTATTTTTTATATTATTCCACAAATTTCCAAAGAAATTTTTAATAGGAATAACAATCTTTTCATTAAACCATTGTCCTGCATTATTCCAAGCATTTTTTATTCCTTCCCAACATTTACTTGCAGTTTCTTTTACTTTATCCCAATTTTTTATTAATAATACTACAATCGCAATTAATGCTGCTATAGCCGCTACAACTAATGTTATTGGTGATGTTAATACTGCTAACGCTGCATTAAATAGCCATGTTGCTGTTGTTGCCGCTGTTGTTGCCACTGTACCAGCAATAGTTGCTGCTGTATTTGCAATTTTAGCCCCTGTGTTTATAACCCATTGTGCTGCCTGTTTAACTAAAGCTGCCGTTCCTGAAGCAATGCTTACCACAAAATCTTTCGCATACATCAATGTTAATGCAATCGTTTCTGCTTTATCTGCAATTTTTGCAATTACATTCCCTAAAATAGCATTTTTTAGCAATCCCAATGCTGCAATTACTCCTCCTGCCTGTTGTATAAAAGACATTAATTCTACAACCTTCCACGCACTAAAAAATCCTAATACTGCAATTTCCATTCCAGTAACTACACTTTGATTATTACTCATCCAATTTCCTATTTCCGTTAAAACATCTGCCAACAAATTCAGTGTATCTACTATTACTCCACCTGTCCACTTTGCGACAGGCTCTAAAAAATTATTCCAAAACCATTGAAAAATTGGTTCAAAGGCTGTTATTAATGGATTTAAAACAGTTAATGCACCTGCAACTAAATTCAAAAATGCTGGAAGTAAATCTTGTATAGTCCATTTGGCTAATGGGACTAAAACATTGTCATATAACCATTTTAAACCATCTTTTATTGTGGTTATCAGTGGTTGTGCTGCTTCTTTTACTTTGTTAAAAGAATTAATAAGCGGTTCAAAATTAATATCGCCAAATATTTTTCCTATATCACTTGCTTGTTTTTTTAGATTATCTGTTAAATTTAGTCCATTTGTATCTATTTTTCCAGCACCACTACTTGAAGAAGTATCATCACTACTTGTTGTTAAATTATTAATTTCATCTATTCCACGTAATCCTAATAAATCCTTTTTGGTCTTCTTTGCACTGTCTCCTATGCTGCCTACAGCATCACTTGCTTTTGATGCATCAGAAGCTAAGTTTGAAACTGAGTTAGAACTATCATCTCCACCAGCATTTCCAAAAATCATTTCTGTAAATGATTTAAAAGCATTTGCCAACACTTGAAGTTTAGAAAGCACCATATTTATTCCTTTTACAATAGGCGTAAATATGTTAATAAATCCTTGTCCTAAAGTTGCCTTTAGTTCATTAAATCTTAAGCCTAATACCCTTGTTTGGTTTGCCCAACTATCACTTGTCCTTGCAAAATCTCCATTTGCTATATTCAATTTATCTAATACAAATTTATATCTTAAAGCCACTTTTTCCTGTTCAGACATTTTAGACGTTGTTTTTCCATAACCATTTGCCAATGCATATTGATCTAATGCATTCTGTGTCATTACAACACCTAAATCCTTTAAAGTCTCTGTTTCACCAGTGAATACTGACTTTAATTTTGTGTATGCTTCATCACTTGATAAATTGTAAAAAGAAGCAACATCACCTGTTAATCCTGTTAAAGTTTCTGACATTGCCAAAGCTTCCTTATTAGAAAAGTTAAATGCCTTCGCCATTGCTCCAAATGTACCAACATATTTTTTGGTTACTGTTTGTCCTAAGCCAAATTGAGTTATTGCATTTTCAGCAAATCTATTTACTTCTGTATTTAAATTTTCAAAAGTAACATCAACAACATTTTGCACTTCTGTTAAATTAGAGCCTAAATCAATACATTCTTTGCCAAAATTTACTATTGCTTTAACAGAGAATGCTGCTACTGCTAATTTACCAATTTTTTTTAGTGAATTTTCTATTCCTGAGCTTTTAATAGTATTTGTTGCAGTTTTTATTCCTTTATTAAATGGATTTGAATTTAATAATAATTCAAAATCAACTGAGCCTACATTCGTACTCATATACCTGCTCCTCCCTTCTTTTTTAGGATAAAAGCAGGTATTGGCTAACTACTCACCACTAATGGTCGTGTTGCTCACTCTGTCTTTTTCATCTATATCAATTTTAATTGTTTTCTTACATCGTATACATTTTATTTCACCCTTGCATTTTTCAACCTTTAATAAAAGTTGATTACAATTAGGGCATCTTACTTCTGTCATTTGTTATCACCAGCCATTTCTTTAAATGCTTTTTGAAATTCTGTAATAACTTTTTCATAATCTTCTTTACTCATTTTCTTTGCTAATTTATTTCTATATTTCCATCTTATATTTTTTTGCTCTTGTGTGAAGTTTTTTAACATTTCTTCATCATCTTCACTGCGAATTTGAACAATGTTTCCGCAGTGGTGTATCTGGCATCAACCCAGATATAAGATTACACAATTCTGCATAACTCATTGTGTCTATTTCTTTTCTTATTCTTATTCCATATTGTTTTGCTAGACTTGACTCAATTAAGGGCCAGTCTTCTTCCATATCGTACCATAATTCTGTTTCATTATTTGTTTTGAAATCGTTTTTCCATTTCCTCATAAGTAATTTCATTTACTTGTGCCATTATTGCTATAATAATAACTTTTAAGTCTGCAACTTTTACTTTCATTCCTTTTATTTCTTCTAATGCTTCTTTTCCTAGTAATAATTCTATTGCTTTAAATAATCCATCTAAACTATCGTCTTTTTTAAATAAATCTTGTGCTTTCAACATTGTTTCTGCTCCGCAGTCTACTTCATATGTTTTGCCTTCTGCTATTGTTATTGTTTGTGGTTCATGACTTAATTTTGAACTAATATCTATATTTGCCATTTCAAATTCCTCCTAAATATATTTATAAGAGGCCTTTAAAGACCTCGTACTTTTTAATATCTTATTTTTTTACTGCTTGTGTTGTTTCAACACTTTGTGGTGATGCTTCTGTGTATGTTGGTTTTCCATTTGACATTACATCAAATTCTAACGGAATAACTTCTGTTGATTTTCCAGCTCCCCAGTTTGTTATGTTAAATATTGCATTTTCAAATACTAATTTTGCACCATTTGGAAATGTCCATTGTAAACATCCTTCGACATCTCTGCCGTTTTTTAAAGCTAATCCTGCTACGTAATCGTTTCCAGTATCTCCAAAGTTTCTTTTTCCAGATATTGAAATAGTAACTGATTTAGAAGTCATTAATCTTCTAACCCATCCTTTTTGATCTAATGGATTCCATTCTTCTACTCCATTGTCTAATTTTACTGAAAAGCTTTCCATATCTGCTATATCTGTTATTGCTTCTTTAGTTGCTCCAACTTGAAATTGGTTTTCATATACTGGATATACTCCTGTTTTAGTTGCCATTATTTTTCACCCTTTCTATATAATAAATTTAATTCTATTGAAAACTTGTAAATATTGTTTTCATCTGCACCTAAATCAATAGGTCCATTATATAAACACTCAATTGAGCAATTATATTCATCAATAAAAAAAGAACTACAGTCTAATAGTTCATAAATCTTATTGGCCATTGTTTCAGCCATATTATAATTTTTAGTCCATCTTAACAGTAATGTAACTGGTAATATTCCATAACTTTTCAACTTTTTATATTTAGAATTATCTTCTAATTGTCTACGATTAGCATACAAAGCAATTGCTTTATCTTGATTTTCATCCATTTGCCCTATATACCATTTGGGGCAGTCTGTAATAATATTTTTTAAATAATCTCTTATTTTAGATACACTCATTCTTGCTATCATTATCCATTTCTCCTTTTTAACATTTGTTTAAAATATTTTATTGGTAAATCTTTTTTGTTTCCAGTAATATAATCATCAAAATAATACTGCTTTGCATTAGGGTTTTTACCTTGTTTTATATGTATTTCTGGGTCGAAATAAACCTTTCTTGCATATACTGTATCTACAACTATTCTAGCAACACCTTTTATAACTTTTTTATCATCTACAAAAGTGCTATCATTTTGCATTGTACCAGTATCAAATGGCATTGTTTGACTTTGAATTAAGTCTGTTTTTACCGCTTCTGCAGTATCTATCAATGCTAATCTTGCATTTTCTAATAATTCATTTATATTTTTAGTATTATATGCTATTTTCATATTAAATCAACTCCAATGTTGTATGATGAACTGTTCCGTCTGGATTTCTTGGTCTACTTGCTTGATAAATTTCATATTGTATGTCATTTATTATTACTTGTCCACCACTTATTTTCTTTATAGTTGGTGCTATATCTCCAAGTAATATTACTTTTCCCACAAGTTGAATCTTTCTTCCATCTGAACTAATTATAATTTTAGTTGTTTCAACAAATCTACATTTTTGATTTTCTAAATTCAAAGAAGTTAAAGGCTCACCATCTTCTGATAAGCCTTCTTGATATATAACTACGTCACATTCGTTATTTAATAATCTTTCTAAATGCTTTGGATTTAATTTCTTTATCATATTATTCTTGGTGATAATCCTGTTCTTTTTAAATAAGAAAAAGCCACTTTTGATATTTTTAATTTATCAGCCATATCTTGTGATTCAGTTTCATTTATGGTTAAATCTCCACCTATTGAATAACTAGATATGCTTTCATCATCATAAGTGCCTTCTTCTTTTATATAATCTGCTTGTATGCAAGTTGCTTTAATTATTAAATCCTTTTGTTGACTTGTTAAATTATCAAATCCTCTTCTTTCTATTCTCGTCAATGTGACTCTATTAACGTCAATTGAGGCTAATTCTAAGTACTTTTCTATTTCTTTATCTTCTAATACTTTAGAACCATATTTAGAATAGTCCTCTTTTGTTGCATAAACATTTATCATGTGCAACACCTCTTATTTTACTTTCTTTTCTAATTCTGCAATTTTTGCTGTTAGTTCCTCATTAACTTTTACTAACTCTGTCTTTTCTTCTTCAACTTTTGTTATTTTTGCTGTTAGTTCCTCATTAACTTTTGCAATTTTCTTTAATTCTTTTTCAAAATCTTTAGAAGCTACTTTTTTAGAAACTCCTAATTTTGAATATCCTCTAGCTTCATATTGTGTAAGCTCTTCTTCATCAATAGATAATAATACATTATCTTTTATTACTCTTATTTTCGACATGATAACCTCCTATTCTCCTGCATATTCAGTTGTATCAACATCGACGTATATGCTATCAATTTTGTTATCTTTTCCATTTGGGAAAACAAATGTATCAGATAAACTTCTATCTTGATATAAATATCCATCACCTTCTGTATGTTGACCAGGATTAAAATAGTAAATACTTGCAATCTTTGGAACTGTTTTAACAGTTAATGGAGATGCTATTAAAACATTAATTTTATGAGAACCTGTTACAGCTGTTATATTCTTGCTTTCATCTGCTACAACCTTCTTAACAGGAACGAATCCGTCAGTAAAATCAAATTTATCATAAAATCTTTCATCGTCAATTACTTCTATTAATGTTACTCCATCAATATCTGTAATTCTTGTTTCTATACCAATTCCACCTTCTGCAATTTGTGTCATTTCTATTTTTCTTGTGAAGTCTGTAGATTGTTCTAATAAATCCATAATTGTAGAATTTACATATGCAATTAATGCACCTTTTGCTACATATCTTCTTAATTTTCCAGCACTTAACATTGCTTTTAATTTTCCATATACATTTTCTTTTGTATATGAAGACAATGCTGTTGAACTATGATATCCATCTAATTTTTGTGCTTCTGTAGCAACTTTAGAATAGAAGTATGCATCTATTTCTGGTATTTGTTGTGTTTTGTGGAATACTTCTGAAATATTTTTAATAGATGCTGTTTCATTTGTTTCATCTACATCTATTTTATCTACCAAGAATGATATATCTCTATCGTGTGTTAATGTGAAAGGTACATCAGTTTGTGCAAATGTTCCTTTGTTCCATCCACCTAGTCTACTGTGTGATTTATAACCACTTGTACTCATTTGTGTAAAATGAAATGTTTTTGCACTTAACCATTTAACTGCTGTAGTTACGAATGGTGAAGTTAAAGATTCTTGCTCCATAATTTCTAATAGGTCTGGAGACCATACCTCTGCATAATTTAATGCCATAATTAATTACCTCCTAAAATGAATTAAACCTGTTCCATCTTTTTGTGGCTACAGGCTTTTTGTTTTTTTGATTTTCATCAGAGTTACTTTGTGTCGCTCCGAACTTAAATCCTTTTTCTTCTTTTTCTTCTTCCTTTGCTATTTTTAACTCAGGAAATTCTGAAATTACTGCGTTGATTTCATCTTCTAGTTTCTTAGCATCTAATACACCGTTTTCTAGAACTTTTGACATATCAACTAATCTTGCTGCTCTTTCAACTTTCTTAACATCAACCCCTGCTTTGGCCATAGCAAGTGCTATTTTGTCAGTATAGTCTGTTTGAACAGTCTCTTTTTGCTCTTCTTGTCCTTTGTCTTCTTGTTTGTTTTGAGTGTCTTGAACTTGTTTAGAAGTTTCACCTTGTTCTGCTTTTTCAGCACCTTTGGCATACATTCTTCTGATAAATCCATCTAACTCATCTTGATTTTTGAAAACTATTGAACCATCATCACCTTTTTGTGCTACTTGTTTTTTAGTTTTCTCGCCCTCATTTTTGTTTTCAGCTTTTTGCTCTTTTTGAGCATTATCTGTTGTAGTTTGAGTATCTACATTTTCTTTTTTTTCGTCTTCCATATTGGAACCTCCCCCGTTTAAGGTCCGTCGACCATAATTTTTACAATAAAAAAAGAGCCTATTTAAAGCTCTAATTCTAAAAATGGCACAAGTTAATGGATTTGAACCACTACAAACAGTTTTGGAGACTGTTGTGCTACCGTTACACTAAACTTGCATATAAAAAAAGCACCTACATTTCTGTAAGTGTTATCTTTAATTAATTATTAAACATAATATGGATTTGGTTTAAATAATAGTGATATTATATCTATAAACCAGCCTATTCCAAATAATCCTACTGTAAATAAATATATTATTCCCATTCCAATTTTTCCTTCATAAAATTTATGCCCACATACGGTAAATATACACAACGCTAATGAAATCCACTTGTTTTTAGGTTTTCCAGTAGCACAATGATTTATATTACTGTTAGTATTAGTATTTGTGTTATTAATTACTATGTTAGGATTTGATGAACTAATTTGTTCAACTTGTCTGCCACATTTTGTACATATTACTGCATCTTCTGGTATTTTTTCACCACAATATTTGCAAAACTTCATTTTTGTTTCAGTTGTTTCCATATTTTTTCTCCTTTTACTTATCCAGATTATCAATTGCATATTGTGCTTCACTTTTTGTAAAACCTTCTGCTGATGAAATCAATTGATTATAAATTGCCTTACTAGACATACTCATACTTGTTTGATATGTCTTTGCTTTTTCCAAAGCATTCTTATTCCAGTCTACTTCTATGTTGTCTATTGCATACTGTGCCGCTTCTTTTGTAAATCCCTCCACTGATGAAGTTAATTGATTGTAGATACCTTGCTTTGACATATGTAGTGAATTAGAATAAGTTTCTGCTTTTTTTAACGCATTTTTTTCTTCTGTAGTAGGTTCTTTTCCTAATGAATATATTACAGTAATTTTATCACCTTGATGTGCTACTGTATTTGCCGAAATACTTTGACTAATGAATTTTCCTTTTTCAATATCATTTGAATATTCTTCTGTTATTTTACCATTAATCTTGTTAGTATCTATCCATGCTTTTACTTCTTCTTTTGACATAGTACTGAAATCTACAATAGTAACCTCTACTGAATTATTTTTTTGATAATTATTAGTTGAAGTATCAACAGTATTATTATTTTGTGATGTACCTATAATTATTCCTATTACTATAATAATTATCCAAAACCACCATTTTTTATAAATTGGTTTCTTTTCATTTTCTGTATGATTTGCCATGACAATTCCTCCTTTTATTTTATTCTAAAAAGAGTATATCATTTTTTTTCGACCTTTGTTGTCGAATTTTGTCGAATAATATAAAATTTTATTTTTTATTAAACCATTCATCGATTTTACCAGTTTCAACTGCTTTTGAAAACTCTTCTGCTTCTTTTTTCATTTCATCTGTTATTTCAACTCTTTCATTTATTGGTATTGGTTTAGGTATCTCATTTATCCATCTAGGATTTTTCATTAAATTTCCCTCCATAATAAATAATATTTACCATCTATTTTCTTTATATTTTCAACAATAAACCTACTATTTCTTGGATATAATATTTCAGATTCGTCTGGATTAAAGTTTCTTAAATCTTTTGCTTTGTTTGATACTGTATATATTACCACATTGGCATTTTCATTATATTTTGATTTACTTGAAAAAGATAAATATTCATTAAACATTATTGGCTTATTAAGCACGTTCATATGTATAAATCTTTCTAATTCTTTCTTATCTGTTATATCTAAAACCCTAACTATATTCCCATTATAATTTCTACATTTATCTAATGCTTTATCTAACTGTTTAACTATATTTTCTTGAATATCATCTAATTTAAGATTATTTCTTAATAGTTCATTTATTTTATAACTTTCTGAACTGATGTATTGGTTTATTGCATATTGTTCATCATATGATAAACCTATTTTACTACTTTCTATTTGATTTTGCAATTCATTAACCTTATTTTGGTAATTTAATACATTTTCATGTAATAAACTACCAACAGTCAACCTTTGATACTGTTTCTGTCTTTGTTGCAAATATTGAGTATATTTATCTTCTTTATCGTGATTATGTTTTGTCTTTGTTACTTCTTTTGGCTCTTCATTTATGTCTTCATAATATGTACTAATTCCATGATGACATCTAGGATGGAATAAGCCTCCTGCTATTGCTGTACTTAGCATTGGATATTTTCCGTCTTCTTCTATTCCTCCTGACCATACATCATCTATATAAACTCTGCCTTCCCATGGTGTACACTTATCACAAGCACCGCCATGTTTTGATATATATACTAATGGATTACCTAACTTCTTTCGCATTTCGCCTTCACCAATTAAATTAGCTCTTTTGTTCGCTGTTCTAATAGCCATATCACAATAATCAGCTATATTATGTCTTGAACCATTACTATATTCAATACAATTAAAACCTCTTACTAAAAAATCTTTACTTGCCATATCAATTGCTTGTTTTACTGTTCCAGCCCCTGTATTAGCAAATACTTGTGCTTTATATATTATTTGTCTGTATTGGTCATTTGCCATTCTTAATGTTGCATATTTTACATCTTTCATGTCATTTTTTGTGCTTTTTATTAGTGCATCTAATTTTCTATGATTTAATCCAAAAAAAGATCCACCTAATTGTGAATCTTCTTTTCTTATAATTCCTGACTGTATTGCCTGTTTATTTGTTCTTCCTGCACCTTCCTTGAATTGTTCTTTTATATGTTTATATAAATATCTATTTAACTCTTTTGTGTTGTTGTTAAATATTTCTTTATTTGCCTTCTTATAGTCTTCAAATTGTTTTATTTTCAGTGCTTGCCATTGTGGCCAATCAAAACCTTTTGTTTTTTCGTCTTCTTTATGACTCCATAATGTTCTTTTCATAGAAGTAATTAATTGTAATTCAATTTCTTCCATTACTTTTTTTATATCATATTCATTTTGCATTTAATCACCTACTCTAATGGTTCCATTATATTAGGTTCTTCTTTTTCAATTATTCCCGCTTCTTCTTTTAACCTTTTTACTTCTTGTTCTTTTTCTGCTTTAGTTAAACTATCTCCATACATTGTATCTACAGTCTTTTCAATGCTCATTACATTTTGTCCTGGTCTAGCCTTTGAAACTGTTTCTACTGTTGCTTCAAAACTTGGATTAGCATATTCTTTAAAATCTACCGTTGCTTCATATTTACCTGCTGTTTTTTTCTGTGCTTTATCATATGTTTTTAAACATATTTCAACTAACTTAGGAATAACCTTTTCTAATACATCTATTACTTTCCCTCTTGTATATTGTGTTGCTTTTTCTTTTTCTCTTTGTGCATCTGCATTGTCTAATTTTTTTACATCTATTCCAAGGGTACTAGGACTTATTAAACCTTGTAAACACAAATCTAATGCTGTTATATATGACTGTAGCATTCCTTCATAATCAAAGTCTCCTTTTTCTCTTGTAATTTTACTACTTTCCGTTTCTGATGTTGTGCTTCCTACTTTAGCATATCTATTATCAAATGTATTAGGTTTTAATAAATCTCCATTCTCATTTGTTGGTATTAAATCTTCTGGAATATATGTTATTGTTCTGTTATCTCTTAATGCATCGATCCATTTACTCCATACTTCATCGAAGCTATCAAAAGCATCTAATTTCTTTTCTAATATGCTTTGACCTCTGCCTTTATATTTCTTTGATTTATTGAACATCATAGGCACAGCCATCATAAATTTAGTATCTGTTGGTTCTTTCAAGTCTGCTGTTTCTGGAATAGAATTGTAATTTTTCATTGGCTGGTCATTTTTATATAATTCATATTTTATACCATCTTTAGAGTATTTTTCAAACAAAGTATAACAAGCATCTTTTTTAGGATATTTATTTTTAAAGTTTATCCCTGTTATTCTTCCTCTTGTATATTCATAGTCAACATCTTGTCCAGAATAAAACTCTATTATTGGATATTTACTTATATCTGTATCATAACTTATCTTAAATGCGCCATCACATTGCACAAATACATCAATTATTGCTTGTTTTAATGTTTCTTTGAAGTCATTTTCTTTTGCTATTTCTTCCCAATTTGTTTGTGCTTCGTTGTTTCCTTTAACTTCTATTTTATTAAAACTATCAACTATTATATCCGCTAACATATCAACTATCATAGCAGGTAACCCAGTATGTATTTTCCTAATATTTATACCAGTAGTACTTTGTGCTGCCCAAAACTTTGCATTTCCCATCAAGTCATCTGTTTGTGTATAATATTGATGTAACTCTGATGCATCTCCTCTATACCACAATAGATTTCTAAAACAGTTGCCTTCAAATGTATTTGTTTCTTGGATTGTTATTGTATCTCCTACACTTGGTTGTATTTCTAACCAATTTCGTATTACATTTTTTATTTTGTCATTGACTGTTCCCATTTTATTCCTCCAAACTTTCAGTTGTTGCAATTTCACTATCTTGACCTTCTATTATTCTAATTACTTCTATTGGTGCTTGTTCTTTATATTGTTTATATTTTAATTCCTCTTGTATTAATTCTTCATATCTACTTTGATCTATCTCAATTGTTGGTGTTTGAAATAATGTGCTTCTTGTACTCATATATTATTCCTCCTCATCTTTTATCAATTTCTTTATTACTTCCCAATTACCAATTTTCTTTTTGTGTGGTAACCAAGCATATTGACAACCATTTATGCTGTGGTCATTTCCGTCTTCTGGTTGATTATCTTCATCAAATGAATATTTGTTACATTCATCTATATAGTCTTTGCAAGTTTCAACAATTAAAAAATCACCAGTATTCAACCAACTTTCTTGTAGTTGAACTCTAGTGATTATCTTTGTCTTTTTCCATGCATTTTCAAAGTTATATACTAATGCATTTTGCCTTTTTGCTTTGTTTGCTTCCATTATTGTTCCTTGGTCTGCATTATCTATAAAACAAGTTCTTGCAAATCCCCATTCATTTTTGAACTCTTCCATAAATTCAACGATCCATTGAACTACATCGGATGGTGCGAATGGTATTGTTCTATCTCTATTATTAAATGTTCTTTCTTTTAATAAAACACATTTATTATCTGCTGTTATACCTATACCTTCTAATGTTACCTTATCGTGGCTTTCTTTTGAATATGATGTATCACAACCAATAGAAAATAACTTAAATTTCATTTTCTTTGTTTCTTCTAGTGTTATTATGTTTTTAGGTTGTAAATTAAAACATAGTCCTGTTGCTTTTCCTCTTAATCCTTGTATTTTATTTTTATACATCTTAGTTCCAATTGGTGTTGCATCTATTTTTTCTTGTATATCTTCCTTGGTTAATGCTGCATTATCATAAAATGTAAAATACCAATGTACCCATCCTAACACATGTGGTTCTTTTAGTTCTTTTAGTAATTCTGTTGGATAGTCTTTTTCATACTTGGCTATTGGTCTACTTTTATTTATAAATTCTTTATAAATATCTAATGATGGATCATCTGGGTTTGATGTTGTCATCATGTATTTACATCTATGTGTAACTTCTCTCATAAACTCCATATCTGCTAAATTTACTTCATCAAGATATACACAGCCAACTTGTCCACCTAAAACTTTTTTCCATCTTTTTTTATCACCATAACCACATACATATATTATCTTTTCACCTTTATTTGTATCATATCTTATATGTGGTAATCTTATTTTATCTTTTCCTTTTGGCCAATACTCTGCTATATCTTCGAATTGTTCTAGTAAACCATTTTCAGAGTTTATAACATTCTTTTCTACTGTTCCTACATCATCTCCTGCAATAATATGATACTTTTTATCAGAATCAGCAACCATACACATAAACTTGAATATTCCTACTGTTGTTTTTCCTGCTGCGGTTGTTCCTTCTAAAAACTCTCTCTTGCATTTTGTTTGTAAGAACTCTTTATATTTTTGACTTAATTTTAACATTACACATCATCTGCACTTTGCATTTGATTTAATATGTCAGATATAGCATTTTTCTTTTCTTCTTTTTCTTTAACATTTACATCTATTTTGTCATTAAATATTCCTAAATGTCTTCCTAACAATTCAAGAGCTTTTGTTTTATCTAATAGTTTTACTTTTTGTGTATCGCCTATTTTTTCTCTGTCATCTCCATAACCCTCATATTCTTCTAAAGTTTCTAGTTGTGATATTGCTCCTGCTGTATCACTATCAATGTCTGCTATATTTTTTAATTGTCCATTTTCTGTATATAGTTTTCTTATATCTAAAAATGCTATTTTAGCTAATTCTTTTATTACCATATCCTGTGTTATTTCTGTTCTTTGTTCTCGTTCTTTTATTTTATCTGATACATATATTTGGATGTTAGCTTTTGTTAGCAGTCTACTTCCATTTGCTCTTGCTGTTTCATCTTTTTTACAATTAGGATAAGCAACCTTATATGCTCTTGTTGCATTAAGGTCTATTAAATATTCATCACAAAATCTTTTTTGTGCATCTGTCATATAAGATTACCTCTCTTTCCTTTATTTTCTTTTAAATTGTTTTATCATTACATCTATTATTGTAACAAAAATAAAAAGAGTAAATGCTATTGCTATTACTCCTATACAACTTAATATTATTCCTAAAAATATATTCCACATAGTCTTATACCTCTTTTCCTGTTACTTTGTCTACTATCTTTACTATAACATCTGCTTCCCATACATAGTAACTTCCAATTTTTGATACTTTCTCGTTTTGATTTTCTAATATTACTTTTTTCTGCTCTGAATTTAATTTTCTATTTGCTTTTATTTGACTTATTTGTGAATTATCACATTCGTATCCTTTTTTATTTAATATATTCACAACTAGATTATTCTTTGCTTGAGTTATTTTTACACTGAGATTTTTTAATTTCTTTGATTTTACTTTTAGATACATTTTCATTCTCCTTTTGGTGACTGTACAGCATATCTTATTGCATCTGTATAATCATCTTTGTAATTTTTCTTTAATCTTTCTATATAAGATTCATTTTGTTCTTTATACTGTTCTACTATTTCATGAATAATCTCATAAGAATTTGCTACTATGTCTGCAACATCTTCTTCTGTATATTGTTTATCACAATGTGTTATATAATTATCTATATAGCAATGTGTTAATTCATGAATCAAAGTAGCTTTTTTTCTATCTGCTGGCAAATCTTCATCTATATATATTTTTTGTATATCACAATATGTAATACCGTAATATCTCGTGTCTATTGATTTTAAGTTTTCTTCTTCATTTGCTCTTCTAATATTTTGCATATTTTTAATTGATTGTTGGGATGTTTCCGTTATTGTCCATTCTCTGTTGTTTATTTTAAATTTCATTTAATTAAACACCTCTCTTTGATTCTGTACGGGCAAAATACTTTGCCTTCTCTCAAATTAGTAATTTCTAAAAAAGAACAGTTTTTACACTGCTCTGGTAATTCATTTTTTATTTGTTTTAATTTGTCATTGTCTTTATATTTTTGCTCTTCTTCTATCATATCTAGTACTTCCTCACAATTGTCAAATTTACATACTTTACACTTTTTATTCCCATTAGGGCATATTTTATTATCTATTAAACATTGAACCATACTCTATTCCTCTTCTATGCATGTTAATTTGCCATCTATTCTTTTTACTATTTTGCAGTCTATATTCTTTGTACAAGTGCTGCAGTTATGTTCTTCTTTAAATTCTTCTATTTCTTCTTTTGACATATCTTTTTCCTCTTTTCTTTTATTTATAAAACACTATGTAATGATATAAAGAGTTGTATTTCCTCAGATTTACAACCCCCTGTTTCCAGAATTTTATTTATATCACTACATACTATCTTATAAACACTACGAAATATGTAAGTTATATATAATTGCAAACTAGTATGAAACGGCTGTTATTTGCCGCTCTGCTATATATGTTTACATACTTCGTACTATTTACATATTGACTTATTTGCTTTTTGTGTTATAATAGTTACACAATATGTCCTTGTAGCTCAGCTGGACAGAGCAACTCTTTTACGAAGAGTTAGGTCAGGGGTTCGAATCCCCTCTTGGAATTTTTACCAGTTTGTCTGGTATTTTTTATTTTACATTAATTATAATAATAAAAAGAATAGACATTTAAAACATCTATTCTTAAATCAACAAATTGGTTGTCGCTTGGACTTATGAGATATTTCTATCTGCGACTTTTTATAATTTTTCTATTATAATTATATAATATTAGAAACGAAATTTTAAAGACAATTTATGCGAAATTTTAGCGAAATTTCAACGAACTTTATGTATTTAGCACTTCTAACATATCTTTTAAAGCTACATCTCTTATATTTTGTAACTGTTTTATTGATAGATATTTTGGAAATTGTTTTTCATATTCTTTTGATACTCTTTTCCAATCTCCTTTTTCACTATTTATATAAAATTCATTAATTACAAATTGCTGCTTTTCACTAAGTATTGTTAATAGATTTTTTACTCTTACTATCTTTTTGTTTAGTATGTTTTCTTCCGCTTCACATTCTATAATTTTTGAATTTATATGTTGTCTATCAAACTTATTTATATGATTTAATTCTTTTTGATAATTAGTAACTGTATTTGATACCTTATCAGATATTTTATTTGTATTACTATGTATACTGTCATATGCTTGTCCAGCTATTTGCATATTTTCTATTACTTCATCTTCAGTATCTTCATATACTGTTCCTGCGTAGCATAATTGCTCTTGATATTCTTCTTTCTTTAATTGCACTTCTGTTAATTTAGCTTCATTCTTTTTATGATTTCTTAGCATTGCTTCAATATCTTCTTTTATGTATTTACTCATTAGTGTACCTCCTCATTAAATAAATAATATATTTTATAATGTTGTCGTACTGTACTATTTTTCTTTAATGCCCTTCCCAGCTCTCTTGCTGTTAAATTTAAAAATCTTACTATCTCTTGCAAAGTTCCAACTCTCATACATTGCTCGTTATTCTTTGTATCGTATATTCCATATATGTTCATTTGTGCCTCCTTTTTATATCTTCTCTTATTAATTCATCTTTAAAGTTATCTAAAATTTTATATGCTTCATTTAACTGTTGTTGATTATATTTTCTCTTGTCTAAACTTATGAAATCTATATTTTCTAATTTATTCATTGTGTCTATTACTATGTTGTATATATGATTTATTGTCATTTGTATCACTCCGCTTCTTTTGCTTTATTTTCAAAATATTGTTTTATGCACTCTTTGCATTTTTCTTTATCTTCAAATTCATTGCAATTTTCTTTTTGTTCCATACGTCTACAAATATCTTCATCTATATCATTATTATTAATTGCTTCTGACATTAAATCTATTATTTTGTCTTTTTCTTCTAGCATAGGCAAAACCTTTTCTATTGCATCTTGATATTTGTTTCTTTCTTCATCTTCAACTAATCCTGTACTATATACATCATCAAGTAAATAATCTAATTTTTTTAGTCTTTCTATTGCTTGTTCTTTTGTCATATGTTAGTCCTCCTTCTTTCTTCTTTAAATCCTTGATATCTTAAGCATCTTTCTAGTTCTTGTAATTCAGAATAATCTTTTAATTCATAATTAGAAAATCCATATTTTAATGTGCTATATCCACTTTCATTTTCATTTGTTCTAAATGATTTGTTTTTGCAATTTATTGTTATATATATTTGCTTTTTAGTTCCACCACCATTATATCTATAAGAATAAAATGTTACTTCATCCATCCTAATTCCTCTACTTTCTTATTTATTGCTTGTAGTTCTTGCATATTTATTGCACAAGGATATATTTCAACTCTTTTATCATAACTATAAAATTTAATACTTTTTCCCACTTGATGACTACTTTCTTTTCTATACATTTCATCTTCACAATGATTTTTGAATTTTTCAATATATCCTAATTCTTTAAACATCTCATCAGCACCCATTTTACCTGTTCTCCTTTAACTCTTTTACTTTTTTCTTTAGTTGTTTTACTGCTTGTACTAATTCATTTATTTTATTCATTATGCAAACAGTTCCATCTATATTGTTAGTAACTGACTTTAATTCTTCTATACTATCTATATCTATTTCATCTTCTATTAGTTCAAAATCTGACATTGCAATTTCTTTAGCTTTATATGTATTAAATAAAGTAATGTGTTCTTCTTGATATTTTACTATGTCTGAATATTCATCTACTATCCAAATTATGCTATCAAATAATATTAAACTTCCTTCTTTTATCTCTCCATCTGCTATTGCTTTTAACAGTTCATATCCTTTATATTTCATTTTCATACTTTTGTCTTTTTTTCTGTTTTCTTCTTCACATTTTTTACAAAATACATATTCATCATCTTTTAGTGGTTTATAACATTTTTCACAATGTGTTAATCCCATATATGCCATTCCCATTTTATTTTCTCCCTTCTAGTAGTTCTTGTAAATTATCAATAACCCATGCTAATGTTTGCATTGTCCCTATTTTTTCTTTGTTTTCGTAATATTTTGATAAATCTTTATTAGCATCATTTATATATTCATCAACTTGTTTATCTAATTTATTATATTCTTTTTGTACTTCTTCTATCTTGTCTTTTACTTTTTGAACTGGAATAACTTGACTTTTTATTTTAAATTCTTGTGCTTTCAGATTTTCAATTTTCCCAGTATATAACATATAATACTTCAAATTTAATTCTTCATTTTCTTTTAATACTCTTTTATAATCACATTCATTTTCATCTGATTCTGTCAACATTGCACTATATTCTTTTTCTAATTTATCTGCTCTTGCTTTTTCTTTTAAATAATTATCTACTATATTTCTAATGCTTTGTATTTCTTTTTTATAATATTGTATATCTTCATCATTGTCATTTTTTACTTTCATTTGACTGTATATTGCATTAATACAATCTTCATCTCCTTTTATTATTCCTTCTAATATTTTCATATCTTCTTTTATACTATCTTCTTTCACTTAAAACACCTCCTAAACATCACTAACATAAAATTCTAATGTTTCGTCACAACTCCAACATTTCTCATAATTTGTTTCTCCGCAGTCTACATCATAAAATATATTTTTTTCTCCACAATTTGGACATTCTATCTCAACATCTTTACATTTTCTTGTACTTACTTCTATTTTCACTATGTATCACTCCTCTCTTAATTTATTGGAAATAAAACTATACATTTTTGTGCTATGTCTTTGTTATTTTCATATATTTCTCCTTCAAGTTCATTTTCATCATTTATATATTCTTGATTTAAAAATTCTCCACTCCAAGTATTATTTGGAATGTAATAACCTTTGCCAAATCCTAATGTTCCTTCAAGCGGACTATAATAATTTCCTTCCTCATCGGCACTTAGTATAACTTTTGCATCCTCATCTTCTAATTTTAATTTTTCTATCAATTCTTTAACTTTCAAATCTTATTTACTCCTCTCTAACTTTTCTATGTTACAATCTTCCATAGTAGCATAATAAACATTATCATCTAATATCATTCTTAAAAGAACATCTAAATCATCAACTATTAAACCTTTTCTATTGCCTATTACTTTTTTTCTTACTTCTGTTGCCAATATTGGTTCTGGTATTATCCATTTTGCATTCATTTTTTTAGCAGTTTGTTTTATTTGCTTTTTATGTTCATAACTCCAGCATATTATTGGCATTTGTCTTTCTACTGACAATTGAATTGCTTTCATAGTCTTTCCGTTTGCTCTACCACCACAATATATTTTCATATTTTATTTGCTCCTTTACTACTAAATCTATCTCTTTCCACATTTCAAATAAATATTGTTTAGCTTTTTGCAAATGTTCGTTTATTTCTTTCAAATCTTTTTCTGTAATATTGTATATTACAACGTGCCATAATTCTCTTCCGTGTCTTTGTAAAGCATGATGTAATTTTAAAATATAACTATCTAATTTGTTGCCTAAATTATCTTCCTTCTGCTCTAAATCAAATCTAAATAATAAATTACAATCAAAATCATAATCTAACCCACATTCTTCTTTAAATTCTTCCCACGAATTACATTCCATAGTTCTTTCAGTTTCCCAGCATTCACAATAATAGCTATGATTTGTTTCCTCTAGTTTTAACATATCTATTCTCCTCCCTCTAATTGCTTTTCTACTTCATTTAATCTATCAACAAATTCTTGTAAGATTTTATAATCTGATAAATCTATTTTTATAGTTTCTAGTTTTTCAAATCCAATGTCTGAAGCAGCTCCATAAAACAAGTGTGGCTCGTTTTTCATTACTATTATTTGTCTATTTTTTATATTATTATGCAAAAATTCTTTGCATACTTGATATAACGATTGCAATGCAATATCTTTTTCATACAACTTTTTATTTAATATTGCTATTTGCTTTTGTAATGGTTCTCTTGCTTTTTCATATTCAGTTTTATTAAGATTACTATTTAATTGTTTTATATCAGTTTCTAATTTACTATCTTTATATAAAAACATATCTATTCTCCTCCTAGTAACTCTGGATTATCGTATATATTACCAATTACTTCTGACTTTTCTGCATTATTCCAAGTTGTTCTTTTATTAAATCCGTTTTTTCCTTTTCTACATAAATAATAAGCAGTTCCTATATGTTTTACTAAATAAATATCATTCCATTGTATAGATTTTAATATATCTCCCACATATATTTCTTTTCCGTTTTTATCGTCTATTCCTGTGTATTGTCCTATTGTATTTTCATCAATATCAATACCACCAGGAGTTACAGGGTCCTTTAAGGCTTCTATGATACTACATGTCATTTCTACATATTGCCATTCTCCTTGCTTATCTTTCATTCTAAACTTTATCTTTCTATTCATCTTCTCCTCCTACTTTATAGCAATTAACCTCAAACTGTTGATGTGTTAATATTTCTAGTAATTCACATTCTCCATTTTCAATACTTTCCATTATTTCCTTGTATTTAATGTCTGATGTGCTTTCATCTATTCCAAAAAACATTATCGTTTTATCAATTCTAACTTTTAAAATATCTTTGTTTTCTATTAAGTCTATTAGTTGTTTGCTGTGGTTTACTATTTTTTTGTATCAAACCATTTTTGATTTTCTAAATGTACTGTATTTTCTATCATTCCATATAAAGCATCTACTTTATCTATAACTCCATTTTTTGTTCTCACATATTCGTTTACTTCTATCATCTCTTATGTTCCTTCCATTTAATTTTTATATAATCTGTTTGTATTGCCTTTTTTGACTTTCATTTAATATAGTGCTATAATTTATTTAACTTAATAATTTTTTGAGATACTTTAGTATCTCTACACCCCACTAAAGGAGGCAGTATGAAAGATTTCATTAAAGGCTTTTTATTAGCTCATCTTACAGTTTTATTGTTTTCATTATTTGTAGCATTTATCATAATAAGTGCTCAGCCCTCCTAAGTGAGGGTTTTTATTTTATTATTCTTAATTCCAAATTTGGATAAACTTTTTCAAATATTTTATGTTTTAATTTGAATACATCTGTCTGCATTCCTTTTACATCTTCCACTATTGTTTTACCGTTTTCTATGTATTGGAAGTCTGCTATGTATTCTATTTTTCTAAATGTTCTTCCATTTTTCTTACAAGCTTCTATTTCTATTCTTATTCTTTCTAGTATTTGTTCTCTGTCCATAACTTCCCCCTTAATCTATTCGTGGAATATGCTGATAATTTATTACTTCAAATCCTGCTTGTGTTCTCTCATATATTGCTACTGTTTTGCCTGTGTATTCGCATTTCTTTTTATCTACTGCTTTTACATATCCCATTTTTTCTAATTCTGTTAATCTTGGTGCTGTATAATTTCTTTCTGTACTTGGTATAAATCCTAAATCAAATAATTCTACTGCTAATTCTTTTGCTGTTTTCGGCTTGTCTAATCTATTTAAGATTTGTATATATCTTATTTTTGTTTTATCTTGTATGTCATTAAAACTCATTTGCCTTGTTTCTGTTGTAATCATTTGTTTATCACTTCCTTTAATATATAAATTCTCCCCACTCCAAGTTTTTGTATAAATTTCTTTTGGGGTCGTCCACATAATAATCTATTGGATTTACTGCTATTCTTGCTCTTACGTCTGCTATTTTTGGTATAAATTTAACTTCTTGTATAGTTCTTTCTATTGCTTTTTCAAAATGTTTTATATCTGTCTTTTTAAATTCTTCATACCAAACTATCATTTCTTCTCTTGTAAATACCTTGTTATATACTGTTTGAATTTTTGATATTTGTCTTTTAAATTCATCTTTATTCATTAAAAATCCACCACCTTGCTTGTGTCTTGTTTTTGACTTTTAAATTCACTTTCGTCTGTTTGTATTTTTTCTACAGTATCTATTTTTCTTCTCACATAGTCTTGTAGTATTGTATCTGCATAGTTCCAGTTAGGATATTTAATTCCCGAAGTTTTCGACAGTACATAATCTATAACTTCAAATGGTAACTTATCAAGATATTTTATACATTCATTAATAGCATTTGTATTGAAAGAATTTAAGCATTCAATAAATCGTTGTTGTAGCTTTTCTTCTTTTTCTTTTTTTAATAATAAATCATTATCTATATCTTCTTCATTATCATTATCTTCTTCATCTTCTTTATCATTATCGGGTTTTTTGGCATCCATTTGGTTTTCATTAAAACCGTTCGGTTTTTAAATTATCCTTTTGGTTTTTTCTAGGTCTGCCACCTTTTTTTGCGTTCTCTCTATTTTTTTCACATCTAGCTTCGTATTTTTCTCTGTCTCTATCTAGTTGTGTTTTTATAAAAGAGAAAGCCATTTTTACTACTCCATCTAATTGTGGTATTTCTCTAGTTTTCTCATATTTGATTATTGCTCTCATAAGCTGACCTACTTGTTCATCTGTTAGCAAATTGAATTGTTCTTCATAATCCAAATATATTAAGAAACTGCTTTTATCCATTTGCTTTCTCCTTTCGTAAAATAGGGATAAAACTTATGCAGTCTTACCCCTAGTTGTTAATCATTATCTATTTCTTTATTTGCTCTTGCTTTTTCCATTTTCATCTTGTCATTTTCTTTTTTCATCTTATCATCATATAATTTGTTAAAAATTCTCTTATACATTTCTCTATCAATTAGTTTTAACCATGTTTCAAAATCATCACAGAATTTCCAATTATCTTTAATTTCTAATGAAGTACCATCAATTTTAAAATAATCTAATAAAAACTCCTCTAATTTATTTTTAAACCATTTTTCGTTTTCGTTCGGTACACCTTTACTTATTAACTCCTTATATTCTTCTGTTGATATAATAATTTCATTTTTATTTGCCATTTTCTTTTCCTCCTAATATTTTTTTATAAATAACTCTTGCCTATAATGCTTATAAATTCTTCTCTTGTATGTGTTTCTTCATATTCTAATTGTATAAATCTTTGTAAAAATTTTAATATTTCATCATCTTGATGACACTTTCTACATAACGGAACTACAAATCCATTTTCAATACTTCTTTTTCTGTTACTTCCGCCATATGTTTCATGTAAATCATCTTTTGGTATATCTTTAAGTCCTCTTTCTGTGCATATATAACAATGTTTTAAGTCATCTGTTATGATACTGTATCTGCTATTTTCTAGCTTTGCTTGTTTATTAGTTTTATTTTTTATAGCTTTAATTTCTTTGTATTTCAATTTTGAGCAACTTTTACATTTATCTAATGTAATTTCTTCTTTATTTAATCTGCAAAACCAATATGGAGAATATTTTCTACTTCTTTTTGTTAAATATATACAGTTCATTTTTTATCCCAACTTTCTAATAATGAATTTATTTCTGCATCTGATTTTGTTTCTATATCTAACTGCTTACATTCTTGTACTATTAATTCAATTAATTTGGTCATTTCAGCTGTGTTATAAACACTAGACCCATAATATGTAATTACATTTGTAAAACCGTTCTAATTTGCTTTTCATTGTTTCTGTTACCCAGCCTAGTCCGTGGTTACTCCAAGCTTGTCTAAATCTTTCTACTGCTTCATTTTTGACTGGTATAATTTCAAAACTACCTATATTTTTTATTAAATCTCTGTATATATCTTCTTTTGGTATATGTAATTTATCTTGTAATTTTCCTAATAGCACCCACGCATATGCGTTACTGTCTAAACTTCTTTTTTGTTTATATTCTTTTAATTCAAACTGTTTATCTTTTGCTTGTTCTAGTAAATAAGTTATTATTTTATTACTTGTTCCTATCATATAACCACCTACTCAATAACTTTTGTTAAATCAGTTCCTAGTTCTAAATAACTATCAATTATTTGTCCTTTTAATAGTTCATCATCTCCTGCTTGTTTTAATGCTTCTTGTCCATACATATAATGACTAGACTTATACACAACTTCTTGATTTTCTGGAACTACTATTTTAATTTTAGAATTTTGATTATATAGTTCGTGCCATCTATGAGTTTTATTGTTTATTTTGCTTAATTCATACTCTAATCTTTTTAATTGTTGTAAATTTAATTCTTCCAGACTGCACCATATTTCTTGATTTATTTTTAAAGACAAGTCACTCACTACAATTCCTTGTTTTCTACATAGTTCATTTATTGCTGTTTTAACTATTTTCACTGCTTCGTCATAACTTATAAATATATTGTTATATATTTCTTCTTTTCTGTTTCTTTGTTTGAATTGTTCTACTTTATTCATATCTTGTCCACTAGCAATTCCGTTATCAATTCCAAATCCACAAAATCCTAATGCTCTTCCTATTGCTGATGTCTCACAATTTTCCAGCATTGATATTGAATTAACTAGTCCTTTTTTTATTTCACTTGCATATCCTGTTGCTAATTCTTTTTCATTTTCGTCATATATTGTCGCTTTTACTGTTACATCATTTTCTGTTTTATCTATTATTTCTGTTATTATTCTTCCGTTTGGATTTAACTTTCTAAATGCTAATATTCTTTCGCTTACTTCTGCATATTTCTTACCTTTAATGTCAGTCTTTTTTATTTCTGTATTTACTTTTTCAATGTCCTTATATTCCATTTTCTGATTCACACTCCTCATTAATTAATTCAAATACACTTGGTTCTTCTGCTTCTTTGATTTCTTCTTCTACCCAATTTCCACTGAAAAACCAATCCACTGTACTTTCTATATTTTCTAATTGTTCTACTGTCATTTCTCCATTTTCGCCTTTAGGAGTAATTGTTACTCCTAATCTATTAAGCACATATTCTTCTGCTTCATCTTTATAAACTACTTCGTCAGTAGTTATGTTTCTATAACATTTCATTTTCATTCTCCCTCTTGCATCTCTACTAAAATTGTGTTAATATAATAGTAGAGTAGCTTTTATATGTATTTATACTCGAACTAATTTTGTGATTGGTAGTCTGAAATTAGTTCTTTTATTTTTTCTACTTTGTCATGTGCAAAATGTTCTGATTCTACTATGTCTGTTACTTTGTTTTTAAATTCTTCTAATTCGATCATTGTTGTTCTATACTCTGATGCATTATCTAAAAGTATTTCGGCTTGTTCTTCATATTCATTTTTTGTTTCTTTTAATTGTTTCTCAAAGTTATTCGCTCTTTTAAAATGTGTTGTTGCTCTTTCTTCTGCAATGTCTCTTTCTTTTGTTAGTCTTCTTATGCAAAAGATTTCTGTTATGACATCTAAAGCTAAAATTATTAAAATTAATTCTTTCATTCTCTTTCATCCCCTTTCTTGTAAAATTTTGTAAATTATTGTATAATACCCTCGAAAGTGAGGTGTATTTTTATGTCTAGTTATAATTGTCCATTTTGTGGAATAACATTGCCTGTTACAGATGATACTCATCAAGTTAATTATCCTTCTTTTTCTAATGGAACCGGTCATGGTTACAGCATAAATGGTGCCTATACCACTAATGATTGTATCTCTATTGATATGTATAAATGTCCTGAATGTAAAAATATTAGTGTTATTGCATCAAGTTTAGGTAAAGGATTTAAAAAACCATTTCGTGTATTAGTAAACCCAACATCTTCTGCTAAACAATATCCTGATTATATTCCAAAGGCAATTCGTGATGATTACGAAGAAGCCTATTCAATAGTAAATTTGAGTCCAAAAGCTTCTGCAACTCTTTCTCGTAGATGTCTGCAAGGTATGATTAGAGATTTTTGGAATATTAAAAAATCTAAACTTGCTGATGCTATTAATGAATTACAGAATAAAGTTACTTCTTCTCAATGGAAAGCAATCGATTCTGTACGAAAAATAGGTAACATTGGTGCCCACATGGAAAGTGATATAAATACCATTGTTGAAGTTGACTCTGGCGAAGCAGAAAAATTGTTAAAGCTTATTGAATTACTAATTGATAAATGGTATATTACTCGTCATGATGAAGAACAATTATTTTTAGAAATTTCTAATATTGCTGATAACAAAATGTCTCAAAAGAAATCTTCTAATCAATAACATCATCTAATGTGTCACAACTTGCTAATAGCTTTCCTTTAAAATCCCAGTATTGATAAACATATCTTGCTGGGTCTTTTGGTGTTCCTCTCCCAATTAAAGATTTTGTTTGTATAACTTTTATTACTTTTGCATTGTCTGTCCCTCTTGGTCTTGTTGTTTCCATTTGTTTTCCTCCTAATAAATAGTATTTTGACAAAAAGCCCACACCATAAATGCTGATAATAATAAATTAAATGCTATGTATGTTACCACTTGTCCTATTCTCATGTAAACTTTGTTCTTATCTATTCTGAAATTCTTCCAACTTCTTTTCATTTGTTTTCACCTTCTTTCTAACTAAATTTTCTAATCTGATAAATATTAGATTTTCTTTTATTTAGCATTCCTTTTTCTTCAAGTGCTCTTTCTCTTTTTTGTTGATAATAATTGTCATAATCTTCTGCAAATACATATATTTTTTTCCCTCTATTTTCATGTGGTAATTCATTTGCTATTTCATAGGCCTTATCTTTTCCGCATCCTTCTAGTTGTTTAATTTGTTGTACTGTATAATATCTTGATTTTATTTCTTCCATCTTCTCACCTTCTTTCTTTTTAGTATCGGGTTGTGGTTATTTATTTTGTTTACTGTTGTCAACATTCTTTATAAAAAAAATATCATCAAAGTTACAATTTAATGCTTTACATATATTAACTGCCAATTCTGGGCTTGGGTTTCTTTCTCCTTTTGTTAATAATGATATAGAAGTAGGATTTGAATTGGCTCTCCTTGCTAATTCTCTATATGTAAAGCCTGCTGTTACTATCTTTTCTATAAAATTATCTATGTCCTTTATATATACTGTTCTATTTGCCATTTATTTTTACACCACCTTTCTTGGTTGACTGTTGTAAACATTATATCATTAAGTTTTCAATTGTCAATACTTTTTTTAAATTTTCCAAAAAAATATTTACAATTGTAAATTTATATAGTATAATTACCTTTGTAAGGAGGTTGCCAACATGGAGTTTTCGAAACTTGAACTTGCTAGATATTTGAAAAGTATTAGAGAAAATTTAGGATATAGTATATATGATGTTAATAAATTATGCCAAATATCCCCTAGTTATTTATCTTTAATGGAAAATGGTAAACGAAGACCTAGTCCAATTATTTTAAAAAAATTATCTTCAATATATAATATAGATTATAATGATTTACTAACAAAAGCTGGTTTTTCTGAATTAGTTGAAGAAAAAGAAAAATCACAAAATAATGATTTTCGTTATGCAAATCATAATGGTATTAACACAGATGGACTTGATGAGAATGATATTGAAGAAATAAATAAATTTGTCGAATTTATAAAAAATAAAAAGAAAAATGAAAAGAAATAAGAGGTTTTATTATGAATGCTTTAGATATGTATAAAATCGCTGAAAATGAAAAAATAGACATTTTAAATTATAATTGGACAAATACTAAAGCTAGAATATTTGAAATTGAAAATAACTATTATATTGCTTTAGACAATAAGCAAATAAATAATAGTATTGAAGAGAAAGAAATTTTAGCCGAAGAATTAGGTCATTATTATTGTAATGCTTTATATTATCTTGATTCTGATAATGTACAAAAGAAAAAATGTGAATATAGAGCAATGAAGTGGGCATATTCTGTTTTAGTTCCACTTCAAAAATTAAAAGAAAAACTCTCACAAGGTTTTAATTTGTATGAGTTAGCAGACTACTTCAATGTAGACTGTAAATATATGATTGAATGTATTAACTTCTATGTCGAAAAATACGGTGTATTAGTTTAATATAAATAAAAAGGAATAGATGTAATCAAATCACCACAACCCGATACATTTATTCCCTCGATATAAAGTCCTTGAAACAAGGTTTCTTTATGCTATTTATTATAACATAATATAAAACCTTTTTTCAAGAGATTTTAATAATTTAAAGTTAAAATTTAAAATTAAAGAAAGAAGGTTTTTTATTATGCCAAAACTTAAAGATTTAAGAGGTAAAATTTTTGGAGAATTAATTGTTTTAAACGAAAATCCAATAAGAATTAATAACGCCACATATTGGAAATGTAAATGTAATTGTGGTACAGAAAAAAATATTTTTGCTGGAAATCTAGTATCTAACAAGACTACTTCTTGTGGTTGTAAAAAACAAAAAACTCAATTTCCAAGACTAAGAAGGATTTTAGATAATATGAAACAACGTTGTTACAATCCTAATCATACACGTTATAAAGATTACGGCAGTAGAGGTATTACAATTTGTGATGATTGGTTAAATGATAGCAGAAAATTTTACGAATGGGCTGTTATTAATGGCTATAATGATAATTTAACAATAGACAGAATTAATGTAAATGGTAACTATGAACCAAAAAATTGTCGTTGGGTAACAATGAAAGTTCAGCAAAATAACAGAAATAACAATAGAAAAATAACTGTAAACGGAAAAACAAAAACAGCTTCACAATGGGCTGAAGAATATAGTTTAACTCGTGATGGTTTTTTATATAGATATAAACACAATTTATTAAATTAAAGAAAATTGGAGGTATTTTATTATGAAAGTAAGTATTAGAACAAACAAATTGAAAAAAGGAAAAAGTTACACAGTTTTTATTGATTATGGTATTGTTAACGGTAGTCGAAAAAGAGAACCACTTGAAACATTTATCAAAAAGCCAGATGCAGAAAACTACAAAGCAAAAGTACAAACAGAAATAAATAATAATACATTTATTAACATACCTGACATAACTTTTTCAGAAGCGATAGACGAATGGATGGAAAATTATGTATCAAATAATTGTGAACCCAATACCGCTTCTGGGTATAAATTGATTAACGAAAAATACTTAAAGCCTTGCTTAGGTCATATTCCTTTTAAAATTATTAGTGGTACAAAAGGTATTGACATTATTAATGATTACTATAAATATTTGCGATTTGATTTGTCTAATGAATTTGAAACAACAAAAACAGGAAAGAAAAAACAAAAAAAGAATTTATCTTATTCATCAATAGAACATCATAAGGCACAAATATCAGGTATATTTACATATTTTATGAATAATAAAAAGATTTCACGTAATATTTGTCTAAGTACGGTTATTCCAAAAACGGAAGAAGAAAAAATGCGAGATACTGTTGTTGATAATATTGAAGATTTCGAAGATGAAGACTTATATGAAGATGAGGAATTTATTACCCCCGAACAAGCAATTCAAGTTTTAAATTTATTTATGAATACTTGTATGATGGTTCCAGTCTGTTTAGCAACTTTTATGTCTTTAAGAAGAAGCGAAATTGCAGGGCTATTAAAAAACAAAATAGATAAAGAACATATGAAACTCACTATAAATGCTTCTCGTGTAAGATGTGGCAAACAAACTATATATAAAAAAAGAAACAAAAACAAAACCTCAACTAGAAATTTATATATTCCTAAAATAATGCTAAATGTATTAGAAGCAGATGAAAAAAGACAACAAAAAAATAGAGAAATATTCGGTGAAAAATATATCGAATCAAAATTTCTTTGTGTCATGGATGATGGAAAACCTATTCGAGTTGACTATATTACAGTGAAATTTAAACAAGTATTTGATAAATTCATAGCTGAACAAACTGAAATAGCAAAACAAAAAGGCGAAAAGTTTTGTTTTCCATATATTACATTACATAAGCTAAGGCATTTAAATATAAGTGCATTGTTAGCCAATGGTGCATATCTGACAGATGTAAGAGATAGTGCTGGGCACTCAGATATAGAAACAACTATGCATTATACTCATAATTATACAGAAGGAAAAAAAGAAATAGCAGATAAAGTTGATGAAATATATACCCCTCTTTTTTATTTAAGATAAGTTATAGACTTATCTTTTTTCTATTTTATACTATATTATACCTAGTATATGGACAAGTTTTGGACAAGTTCGCATATTTTAAAGTAAAATAAAAAGCTTTCGTTTTAATGAAATCCTTGATATTACTGGCTGGGGTACTGTGATTCGAACACAGGAATGTCGGAGTCAGAGTCCGATGCCTTACCGCTTGGCGATACCCCAATATGTAATTTTCTTTATACTATCACATTTTTTATATTTTGTCTATAATATTTTTATGTATTGTGTTATTATATGTTTTGTCGTTACATTCCAGTAAAAAATGTTGAATATATAATATTAAAACTATATATTCAACATTTTATATGTAATATTACTTGCATATGTTTTTAATATATATTCTTGTTATTTACCTTAATCCA